AAAATCATTTGGTGAAGCAATGGCAGGGGTTCTTAATAAAATAAGAGATAAATTATTAGATTTAGCTATTGATCAAGCAATAGGTGGTATTGGAGGTTTCTTTAGTAAAGCAATAGGTGGTTTATTTGGAGTGGGAGGAGGAGGTGGTGGATCTAGTTTCTTGTCAGGATTAGGCGGTAAAATATCAGCACCAATGTTAGCTCCTGTAAGCGGTCTTAAGTTTGCTAATGGTGGAAGACCACCTGTGGGAAGAGCTTCACTTGTAGGAGAGCGTGGGCCAGAATTATTTGTTCCTCGTTCTGCTGGTACTATCGTGCCAAACAATGCAATGGGTTCTACAAATATAGTTGTAAACGTAGATGCTTCTGGTTCGTCTGTTGAAGGTGATGAAGAAAGAGGTAGAGAATTTGGAGAACAGCTTGTTTCCGCAGTTCAAGCTGTAATAATTAACGAAAGAAGATCTGGTGGTTTACTTAACTAATGACTTTCACTTTTCCCTCTAGCGTTCCAAATCCTTCATATAACTTAAATATTAGATCTAACCCATCTGTTAATGTTGTAAGTTTCGGAGATGGTTTTGAACAAAGATTAACTGAAGGATTAAATCAAAATCCTATTACTGTGAATTTAGTATTTGAATTATCGCAATCACAAGCTACAACTGCAATAGATTTTTTAAATGCCAGAGTTGTTGATTCTAGTTCTTTTGACTTTCAATTACCAAATGAAAGTTCAACACGAAAATTTGTTTGTGATTCTTTTCCTAGAACTATTCCATTCTTAAATAGAATTAAATTAACTTGTGTATTTCGTGAGGTGTTTGAAGCGTAATGGCAATACCTTTTTCAGAACTAAACAAAATCAACCCAAGTTCTATTATTGAGTTATTTCAACTTAAATTAGATAATACTTTGCATGGTCAAAATACTACTTTTTATTTTCATGCTGGTGCAAATCTTAATAACTTTGGTGAAATTAAATATTTACAAAATTCTTACCAAAGAGTAGCTGTACAAGCTGAAGGTTTTGAAAGAAAAAGCACTGGTACAATTCCTAGGCCAACAATGACTTTTTCTAATTTAGGCGGTATAAATTATACTCCTTCTGGTGCAACTATTACTATGACTGATTTCTTACAAATAATTAATGTGGTAACACCAAATAATGACTTATTAGGAGCAACAATTACTAGATTAATGCCTTTAGCTTCTTCTTTAGATACAACAAATTTCACTTCCGGTGTAAATCCATTTAATTCATCAGTTGGATCGTCTGGTCTTGCTGACAGGTTGCGTGATGAAATATTTGTTATTGACAGAAAAGCTCTTGAAAACAGACAAGTTGTTCAATTTGAGTTGACGAGTGCTAATGATTTAGAAAATAAAAGGATACCTCAAAGGACAGTAACTAAAAAACTTTTTCCTGCAGTTGGTACGTTTATCTAATGAATAAATACACTTGGTCTAAAGATGCATTTGAACACGCTACTGAATGTGGTGCTGAAGAATCTTGTGGGTTAATTTTAGATATTGACGGAATAGAAACATATTGGAAATGTAAAAATATCTCTAAATCATATAAAACTGAGTCTTTTGTTATAGATCCTATTGATTATGCAGATGGTGAAGATCAAGGAGAAGTTTTAGGAATTGTACATAGTCATCCTCAAGGTGAGTTTATCTTTAGTCATGCTGATAGACTTAGTTGTAAATTTAACGATTTACCTTTTTATCTTGTAGATCCCAAATCTGAATCTATTATTGTTTTATACCCATCTGAAATAAATGATTAATTTAAAAATTTATGGCAGATTAAGAAAATTCATAGGAAAGTCTAGCTTTGAAATAGAAGCTAATAGTCCACGTAAGGCTGTTAATTTTTTAATAGCAAACTATGAAAATGTTGGTGAGCATATAAAAGATCAGGAGTATTGTATTCTTGTTGGCGGTGTAAAGATTGATGAAGATATGCTAGATATGGAAATAGAAAGTGATGTAAAGATAATACCTGTAGTTCATGGTAATATTCTTCCATTTATTTTAGGAGGACTTAGTTTAGCAGCAGGTATTAAAGGTTCTATTCTTGGAATTAAGTTATCAGCAGCAGTAGCATCCTTTTTTACAAGTTTAGGATCAGGATTATTGTTGCAAGGAGTATCAAATCTTTTAGCTCCTCCTCCTCCTTCTGTTGGTCAACAAGAAGATCCAAGAGATCAAAGTTTTGTATTTTCTGGCCTTTTAAATAATACGAAACAAGGTGTTCCGATTAATATTGTTTATGGAGAAACATTAATTGGCAGTACAGTAGTAAGTAGTTCTGTTGACACTTTTCAATATGTATCTGTCAATTTTGATGAATTTCTTTAAGATAACAAATGGCTTTTGAACGCAGAGAAATTATTGATGCATCCTTAGAATCGGGTGTACTCAAGTCTATTGACTTTGGTTTAATAGTTGATTGCCTTTGTGAAGGACAAATAGAAGGTTCTGCTACTGCAAGTAAAGCAAGAATTACAGATAAAAGTTCAACGGCTTATAGAAATGCTTTCTTAAAAGACTTATTTTTAAATAAGATTGCAGTTTTACAAGCAGCAGCAAATAATACAGCCCCTACAGAACAAGACTTTAACTATCCTGTTAAACCAGATGTAACAAATCATCAAGATAAATTAACCTTTAACTTTCAAGATGGAACTGCAAACAATAAAATTTTGCTGTCTAGAAATGAACAAACAGCTTTAGTTCCGCAAAGTGCTACTAATGAACTAACTTTTCCTGAAGGTGGAAGTGCTACATCTAGATCAGTACCAATAACAAACCCTAATGTTGATGCTGTACAAGTAAAAATAAAATTCGACCAATTTTTTAAATTAAATCCAAAAAACGGTGATAGAAACTCTACAGAAGTAAGAATAATTATAAAAATTAATCCTAATAATGGTTCACAAACTACAGTTATCAGTGAAAACATACAAGGTAAAAGTTTTAATGCATATAATGTTGACTTTGGAATTAATTTTACTACTGCGGCTGGTTTTAATAAGACCATAGGCAGTCCTTCTTCTTTTTTTCCTGTAGTCGTTAGTGTCGAGAGAGGAAATGATGAAGGTGATCAAAATACATTTAATACAGCAAGATTATCTGAAGTTAGAGAGATAATACGAGAACAAAATAATTATCCGCATATTGCATATTCGACTTTAAGATTTTCAACTGAATTATTTACATCTGCTCCATTAAGAAATTTTAGGATTAGAGGAAAACTAATAAAAATCCCACATAATATGGATGTTGACTATACAAATGGGAGATTAGTACAGCAAGTTGACAATAATGGGGATTTAGTACCCTTTAATGGTACTTTTAAAGCTGCTAAGGAGTGGTGTAGTGACCCCGCTTGGGTTTTATATGATTTGTTAATCAAGCAGACAGATAGAAACACGGATGAACAATATGGTGCAGATATTCCCGAATCAAGCTTAGATCCTTTTAGTTTTTTTAAAGTAAGTAAATATTGTAACCAGCTAGTTCAAGATGATAACAATAATCTCGAACCTCGTTTCTCTATTAATGTAAACATTCAAAATAGACGTGGTGCGATGCAAGCAATAAATGATATCTGCACAGTGATGAACGCAATTCCTTTTTATGAAGAGGGTACAATTAAAATTGCACAAGACGCTCCAAAAGATCTAGATAATTCAACTGCAATCAGTTTTGATTATGTCTTTAATAATGCAAATGTTGTTGAGGGTGCTTTTGTATATTCTGGTACGTCTTCAAAAACTAGATTTAATGTGATCAATGTATCTTTTTTAAATCTTGATAGTCAGGAAGTTGATTATGAGACAGTGCAAGATACTGCTTCCCAAGCAAAATATGGTGTTCAAACAAAAAATATAAATTCTTTTGGAGTTACTTCTAGAAGTCAGGCGGGAAGAGTTGGTCGATGGTTTTTGTTGACACAGCAAGATCAAACAGAAACTTGTACATTTGAGACAAATATAGCGGCTGGTTCTGTTGTTACTGTAGGAAGTATTATTGGTATTGCAGATAGAGTTAAAGCTGCCTCAAGAAGAGGAGGTATTGTCAAGACTGCGACTCAGAGTGCGGTTACTATTGATGATGCCTCTGCTAATACTTTACCAAGCCTTACCAATAGCCCCACAATAAGCTGTATGTTAAGTAATGGTACAGTTGAGACAAAAACCATTTCAGGATATACAGGTAATGTAGTATCTGTGACTAATGATCAATTTTCATCTGCTCCAGTAGAAAACAGCCCATACATTTTGGAAGAGGCGACACAAAAAGTACTTGCATTTAGAGTTGTTGATATTAAAGAGAATAAAGGTAAAACATATACAATTTCTGCTATAAATTACAATCCTAATAAATATGATGTTATTGATAATGAAGGAGCAACATTAACTCCAAGACCTACAGTAAGCGTAGTTACAAAACTACTAGAAGCTCCAACTATTAGAGATGGTTCGATCAGAGAGGTAATAACTGTTGATAATGGTACAAATCTTCCAGTTTCAAAATTATTTATAGATTGGGAACCTGTAACGGGTGCATCTGGTTATCATTTGATTTACAGAAAAGACAACGAAGATCCTATAGTGGTAAGAACTCAGTTGACTGAGTTTGAAATTATTAATGCTGGATCTGGTACTTATAATATTAAAGTTTTTACGATAAATGGCTTAGGTCAAAAGAGTACTTATCCTGTTGAAAAAGTTGTTAACACTGTTGGCTTAACTGAACCACCAGAAAATCCAACAAATCTAATAGTAGAAGCTTTAAGCAATACACAAGTAAGAGTTTCATGGGATAAAGCGTTAGCAGTTGATGTTTTATTTGGTGGATTTTGTATTTTAAGACATTCTCCAAAAACAATATCTCAAGGTGCTAATTTTACTGATGCAACAGATATAAGTGAAACAATTACTGGATCTTCAAATGAATTTATTGCTCCAGCTATGCAAGGTACATATTTTTTAAAATTTCAAGACTCAAGTTTAATAAGATCAACAACAGCAGCTAATGTAGAGTTTGATTTTGCTGAAATACAAGATGAATTATTAATAAAGGAACAACGTGAAAATCCATCATTTAGTGGTAACAAGCCAAGCAATCATTTACAAGTTGTATCTAATGAACTTTTATTAACTAACCCCGCAACATCTTTAACGGGTACTTACGAATTTGCCTCTGTTTTTGATTTAGAAGCCAAATATACTAATGTAAGATTTCAAAGACATATAGATTCAGCAGGTTTTTTTGTATCAGGTTTATTTGATTCAATTGTAAATGTTGATCAGCTAGAAAATTTTGATGGAGAAGGTTCTGAAACTATTAAATCCTTATTAAAAATACAAACGTCTGATGATAATGTCACATATTCAACCTCCCAACCCTTATTTAATGGTTTATTTGTCGGAAGATACTTTAAATTTGAAAGTGAAATTATTTCTGTTGATGTTAATGAAAATATGAAAATAAAAGAATTAGGTTTTAACGCTTTTTTACCAGCAAGAACTGAAAATAAATATCAAGATGGTGGTGTAGGAGGAACTGTAAAATCTGAAGCTCAACAATCAACCACAAGTGCTTCTGGAAAAGATGTTGTATTTGCCAATAGATTTTTCACTGGTACGACCAATATAGGAGGATCAACAACTACTTTCCTACCTTCAATATCAATAGCACCTGAAGATATGTCTTCAGGAGTGTCTTTTGCTTTGTCTAATATAAGCGGAACAGGCTTTACAGTATTATTTACAGATGCATCAGGATCTCCTGTAAATGTGAAATTTACGTTTCAAGCGGTAGGATATGGAAAAGGAGCTTAATTAAATGGTAAGAGTTAATTCAACAAATAAGGAAACTGCAAGTAATTTTTCACCTGATAACGGAACAGGATTGCAAGTTAGAACGGCAATTAAAGATGTTTTAGAAGCTTTAAGGACTGTCAATAGTGGCTTTGGAGATCCTAGTGGTGCAACTAATACTACTGGCTATCAAATGCACATAGATACCACCAATGAATCGTCTGGTGAATCTTTATTAAAAATCAAACATCCTACTAATACAGGTTTTGTTGAAATTGGCAATGTATTAGATACTAATTTAGGGTTACTACCTAAAGCGGGTGGAACGATGACAGGAACTTTAAACTTTGGTAGTTCTGCTACATCAATTAAAGAAACATCTTCTAATAATAATCTTGCTTTTCTAACTAACAGTACAACTCAATGGCAAATTAATTCAGCAGGGTCACTTTTTTCATTACCAAATACAAATAAAGAATCTAACACGGGAATTAATTTTTTAACGGATGCTGGTTCAGGTTTTTTTAATAATGGAGGTAAGTTTGAAACTTTATCTTTGGTAAAAGATGGTTCTGGTTTTGGAACAGTTTTATATTTAAATCGCAAAGGCTCAGGAGATGGAAACCATATTGAATTTGTCAAAGATGATGTAATACACGGTAAAATCGGAAATGTTGGAAATAATTTTTATATTGATTCATCACAAGATGAATTAATTTTAAGAAAAGGAGGTACAGACCAATGGGCAGTAAACTCAAATGGTGGTTTCCAATGGAAACAAGATCTGTGCCGAAATAAATATGATGTTGGTCATCCTAGCAGTGCAGATGCTTCTAGTGTTGATGTTAACAGTGGGGTACTGAGATTTGCTGGATTAATAAGTCGAAGGGGTACAGCTAATAACGCTGCAACATCAAACCCATATAATTTTTTCTGGGATGATTACTCAACAAGTACAGACCATTTAGAAACTTGGGTTGATGGCACATTTGTTGGTGATGTCAGTTTAGTGACTTCAGATTATAGAATAAAAAGAAATGTAAATCTACAAACAGAATCAGGAATAAACAAGGTTAAAAATTTAAAACCAGTAACATATCAATTCAAAGAGTATGGAAAAATTTTTAAAGACAAGGAAGAAATTAGAGAAGGTTTTATAGCACATGAAGTACAAGAAGTTATACCAAGTGCTGTAAATAGAGAAAAAGATGTAGAAAACAGTTTACAAACTTTAAATCTAGATGCAATAGTTTCTGTTCTAACTAAAGCATTACAGGAGGCAGTTGCTAAAATAGAAACATTAGAAGCTAAAGTGGCTGCTCTTGAGGCTAAGTAATGGC